ATCAAGACAGATTTCATTTTCGAGGCTGGTGATAGACCTTCTGGCGATAAAATTACGATTGCGACTTCGCAGGATGTAACCAAGATCGTCGAGGCGAATCGTCGGGCTCGTAACGAAATTGACAAACACAAGCCTCATGGCGAGTGGTCGAAAGTCGCGTCGATTCCCCTATCGGTTCTTTACGATCTCAAACGACGCGGCATAGCTGACGATCCGTCGGCTATGAAGCGTTGGTTAAATGACCCAGACAATCGAGCTTTCCGAACTAGGGACGCACGAATCTAATGGCTATCACTACTTACGCAGAGCTACAAAGTTCGATAGCGGATTGGCTAAATCGCACTGATTTAACCAGCGTGATTCCAGACTTTATCGCTCTAGCGGAAGCTGAACTGACTCGAACGCTACGCCATCGCAAGCAGATCACACGATCCACTGCGACGATTGATAGTGAGTATTCAGCCACCCCAGCCGACTGGATGCAGACGGTAAGTTTTATTTTAGAAACTAATCCAGTGAAGGCTTTGGAGTATGTGACCAACGAAGCACTAAACGAACTGAAAGCGATGAGCTCCACCGTTGGAGAGCCCACGCACTTTACGCACGTCGGTACTGAAATACAGGTATATCCAGCACCAGACTCGACCGGCAGTGGCTACACTGGCGAGCTTGTTTACTATGCTCAGATACCCGCCCTTACCGACAGCAATACAACGAACTGGCTGTTAACACTGGCCCCAGACATCTACTTATATGGCGCTCTGCTACAGAGCACGCCGTACCTAGTGGATGACCAGCGGCTTCCGACAATAGCCGCGATTTATCAAAAACTGGTTGAGGATCTTTACGTTTCCGACCAACGCACGCGAGGGCAAACGAGCGTGCGAATGCGAGCGGCAGCGCTGCAATAGGAGTTATTATGGCTGGTTTCAGCGATTATCTTGAAAACAAAGTATTAGATTACGTTTTTAGTGGCGGGTCTTTTTCTCAGCCTGGCACAAAACACGTGGCCCTTTTTACGACTGCCCCAGGCGATGATGGTACGGGCGGTACGGAGTGTTCTGGCACTGGCTACGCCAGGCAGAGCGTGACTCTTAGCACGTCTGGCAGTGCCACGACAAACAGCGGTGCGGTCGAGTTTCCAACAGCTGGATCAAGCTGGGGAACGATTGTAGCGGCTGGCGTTTACGACGCATCAACCAGCGGCAACCTTCTCGCGTTTAACAACCTTACCGCGTCCAAGACTATTGGCAGCGGAGACGTGTTCAGAATCAACGCGGGCGACCTAGACATAACACTGGATTGATGAGCCAGGGATATGGAAATGGTTCTTACAACTCTGGCAAATGGAATGTTTGGAGTTATAAGGATTGTGAAGTCACTATCGCAGCGAGTTCAACCGTTGCGGTCGTTGGCAGTCGAGTGGCTGAAGCCGCTTGCACCATCGCAAGTTCTTCGAGTGTTAGTTGTAGCGGCACTAGAATCGCCCCATCTAGCGTTTCGATTGCGGCGTCTAGTAGCGTTTCGATTGCAGGAGCTCGCGTCCAGTTTAGCGCGGTTAACATCTCCGCTTCGAGCACTGTCAGCGCGAGCGCTGTCAGGATTGCAGACGGCGTTCTACCGATTGCTGCGACAGGATCACTTACGGCCAGCGGTCACAGAATCGCAGCCGGAAGCACCGCAATCTCCGCAAATGCCACAATGGCGGCGAGCGGTCTACGCATTGCGCAAAGCGCTGCAACGATTGCGGGATCTTCTGGTTTCACAGTCGCGGCCAGTCGCCTCGTACCTGGATCACTTGCGGTATCTGCTAGTGGCACATTCAGCGCGAGTGCGCTTCGCATTGGCGAAGGCCAAACACAAATTACGAGCACTTCTTCGCTCACTGCGTCGGCTCATACGGTTGTCGCAGCAGTTTGCGCAATATCTGCGCAGAGCAACGTCACACCTATTGGCTGCAAGGTTAACTTTGCCGCCCTGGCGATCAGTGCTTCTTCGACCGTTTCAATCGATGGTCGAGAAAAATGGGAGCCTGATAGCTCCGCAAGTACGACCTATACAAAACAATCTAGCGCGGCGACTAGCTACACGGCTGAACCCGCTGCGTCTACTACTTGGCAAGAGGCTGCATAACGATGGCTGATACATTCGATTCAAGACTAAAACTAAGACTACAGGAAAGCGGCGGTAACTCTGGGCAGTGGGGCGATTTACTTAATCAGACGATTACAAACGTAGCTTCTGTCTTTGGTTTTGGTACTCACCAGCTAACGGCTGATTCCGATGCAACGCTCACGCTTGCAGATGATGGCGCGAGCTTAGATGCTCTGAAGTCGAGCTATCTTAAAATTACGAGTAGCGTTTCGCTGACTGCTACTAGAGTTTTGACCTTTTCACCCAACACCTTTAATCAGGTGAAGTATGTAGAAAATAACACTACCGGCGGCCAGAGTATTACTCTGTCTCAGGGATCAGGCGCGAATATTACAATCGAAAACGGGGCGACAAAGATCGTTTATTTCGATGGCGCTGGCTCAGGTGCGGCTGTAGTGGATGCCCTTGCGAAAATAGATTTCGACAACGCGGCAGAGTTCACCACGTTAAAGGTGACAAACATACAGGCAAACGATGGCACTGCGTCAATGACGCTGAGTAATAGTACTGGCAACGTAGCTTTCCCGGCCAGTATCGACGTTTCGGGAACCAGTAATCTTGATGTGGTAGACATTGACGGTGCTGTGGATATGGCCTCTACGCTTACTGTAGCTAACGCTGTAGATATTACAGCAGGTGGGAATAACCTAACGCTCAAAAGAAGTAGTTTTGACGATATTGTATTCGGAATTGGCACAGTCAGTAGTATTGATGGTTTACATATAACTAACAACACGGACAGCAAAACATTTATTTCATTACATGAAAACGCACCAGCCTCAAGTGTTGTATTGGACAGCAGCGGCAATGTTGGATTTAACAAGTCTAATCCATCAATGGGCATTGATCTTGTTGCAGCAAACAATTCTCAACTAAGAATTGATAGCAGTGATACCAATGATACGACTTTATTTTTGGACTATAACGGAGGTGGCGCAACTAACAGAATTAGATTAAGAAATGCCGCTGGCGCGTTTGCTGTCAATGTTGATAACACTAATGAAGCCATTCGCATCACCAGCTCCGGCTTTTTTGGGGTTGGTACTTCAGATCCTCTCCAAAAAATTCATTCAAGTAACGGATTTTTCACTGATAGTTTTATTGCTAGTTTTGGTTCTGTCCCTTATTCAAGCGCAAGACCGGGAGTTGCTTTAGATTATGCTTCTGACGGTGCTCGTTTAGTATCATGGGGGACTGCTTCAGCGAGAGGAACATACAGTTTTATTCAGTTAGAAAATGACGGTCAGAATCAACAAACCGCTTTAACGATTGATGCCAGCGGGAACGTGGGCGTCGGTGTTGTGCCAAACACCTCCACAAACACTTACGTGCACTTCCAAGTTGCTCGCAAAGGCTCTGGAATTTTGTCGTTTGCCAACTCAACTGACATCAAGCTAACAGGTAACGCTTACTACAACTCCGGCTGGAAGTATGCCAATACTGAACAAGCCGCGATGTATGAGCAGAATTTAGGGAAACATACTTTTTTTATCGCCCCTTCTGGAACTGCAGACTCAGCAATAAGCTGGAGTACTGCGGCGATAATTAATAACAGCGGGAATGTTGGTATTGGTACTGACAGTCCCGGTGCAGTTCGCTTAAAGGCAGAAACTGCAGCTAATGGAAATCTTGCTGGATATTTTGTAAATACCCATGCAACCGGCAGTTTTGGTGTATCAATAAACGCAGGCAACAGTTCTTCAAATTATAGTTTATCAATTTCAGATAAAGATAACTCTACAACTCACTTCTACTTGAGAGGTGATGGACTATTAGGTTTGGGTTCTACGGTGCCATCAGCTCAATTGGACGTTGTAGGACAAGGTTCTGCTGCAAACCCAACTCTGGAATTGAATAGCTCTACGAGCGATGCATTCAATCATTCAATAAATGCTTTCAACAGCAATCTTACTGCTGGTGAATATCAACTCATTGTAGTGGGTAAAGAAGGCAGTTCAAAAAATTCCGGTTATATCGGGTATGAATGGAATGGGGCAGGAAGTAATTCAAATTTACTTACTTTCGGTCATTGGGCTTCTGATAATTTAATGAACCTAACAGCAGATGGCAATTTCATTGTGGGTGGTACGTCATCCGGAGCTGCTAGTGCCGTAACACTAAGAGCAGACGGAGTAATTATTGCCCCTCAAGTTTACAGCACTGCTGTCAGTGCAAGCCTTAGAGATTTGCAAATTGATAGCAGCGGGTTCTTTGGTTTCTCAACGTCAACTAGAGCGACCAAGGACAATATTGAGCCTCTCACAGATGTTTCGTGGCTCTTAAATCTTGAGCCAGTTTCGTTCAATAGAAAAATCACAGAAACAGAAGTTTCTACTGAAACAGAATACGGATTAGTCGCTGATGATGTGGAGTCAGTCAACGCCAATATCTGTTTTTACGATGAAACTGAAAACGGAAAAGAGTTAGTTGGCATCACCTACTCCAAACTTATCACTCCAATTTTGAAATTGGTGCAAGAACAACAAACCTTAATTGAATCATTAACAGACCGCATAGCGGCATTGGAGAAATAAAATGGCAATAACATGGCAAGCGGTATCTCTTGACCGGCAAGTAAAAGATGGCGACAAAGATAATGTCGTTACAACCGTTCACTGGCAAGCAACCGATTCTGAGGTAGACGGAGAGAACACTTATAACGGAAGGGTGTACGGCACTGTCGGCTTGGCTGCGCCGGGCGATTCTTTTACGCCTTATGCTGACATCACTGAAGAGCAAGCGGTGGGATGGGCGAAAGCCGCCCTTGGTGATGAACGGGTCGCAGCGCATGAAAAGTCAGTGGAAGACCAAATCGAGCTACAGAAAAACCCAGTAACAGGAACAGGAGTGCCGTGGTAATGAACCTAAATTTAGAACCCGAAGAAGTGCAAAGCATATTGAACGTGTTGGGAGAGCTGCCCAGCAAATCAGGCGCTTGGCCGCTGATGATGAAAATACAAGCGCAAGCGCAAGAGCAGATGCCAGAGCCCGAAGAGGGTGAGGAATCTGATGAGCCAGAAGAGGCCGCAATCCAGTGACACCAACACAGAAAGCTTTAGCCGAGATCGAGGCGCACAAACGCGAGTGCATTGTTCGCCATGAAGAGATTACTAGGCGGCTAGATTCTGGATCTAAACGATTTGCTCGTTTAGAGATGATGCTTTGGGGGGTGTACCCCTTCATAGCAGGGTCAGTAGTTGCAGCTAAATTTTTATAGGAGAACTTGTTAATGAGTGATGGAACGATCCGCGTGCCGACGTGGGCTCTACCTTTGGGCATTGGTGTGCTTACCGTAGCTACCAGCTACGGCGTTCTTACGGCCAACACTGCTCACGCAGAAGACCATAGAGCCAAGATAGAAGCTGTAGCACAGGAGGCTGTAAAGAAAGCCCAAGCCAACGGTCAAGCGATAGCGGTGACCGACCAGAAAGTTCAAGCCGTGATCGACAGCTTGGCGAGACAGGAGAAAATCGCGGAGAAAACAGCGACACAACTCCAAATGATGCTCGAACAAATGTTGAAGAGCGCCAACTAAGGCTTAAGTGCGACTTACGCGAGTACATAGTAATTGCAGACATTCACAACCCAACAGAAAGGTATAACGCTTTGCTTGAGTGGACCACGTTCAATCAAGGCGAGTGCTATTACGGCTCAAGGCAGTGGGTGATAAACCACCGCCGCCTAATGGGTACAGCTTGGTCTCACAAAATAGATTCGCTAGTAATGACTTTGACTAAGGCAACAGAGAATGCGCGTCAGGAAGTTAAAAAGCAGAAGGTGCTTTGATGGAGCCGACTATGTTGGTTTTTCTAATGATTTGTTCTGAAAAGCAGCCTTTAAGAGAAATGGAAAACAAAGCGTGGAATATGACGCCACAATGGTTTCAGACGCTAACCAGTTGTACCGAGTTTGCCGGAAGTATCAACTATAACGACGTGAACATGAGTCGCGTCGGGATCTCGATGAAACCACGAAGTAAATATGTTGATTGCACTTGCATACCAACAGAACTTGAAAGCCGTAAGGCTGGCACACCTGGCTACATGTTCAGAGACAAAATCGAAACCAGAGCGGATTTATTAGACAAGTGACTATTCTAAAAAACATAACCGGCGTCTTAGGCGCAGTCGCTCCAAGCATTGCTCAGACAATATCTGGGCCTCTGGGATCAGTTGCGATGACGGCACTAAGTAAAGTGCTTAGTACAGATCAAAAGCCGGTTAAGCCTACTGAAGAAAGCATAGCGCAAGCATTACAACACCCAACGCCAGAGCAGCTGTTGGCTGTGAAGCAAGCCGAACAAGATTTTCGGTTACAAATGGAAAAGCTTGAGGTGGATGTTTTCAAGATTGAAGCAGAAGACAAGCAAGACGCGAGGAGAGCGTTTTCTAAGGATTGGACTACCAGAATCATTGGAGTCTTCACCTTGTTTGGTTTTTTCGGCTACATATTTTTGGTGACCATTCAGCCGCCAGAACAGAACAGCGAAGCTTTAACTAACCTGGTCTTGGGCTACCTGGGTGGTCTATCTTCAGCAATTATTTCATTCTACTTCGGGGCGTCTCACGGGGGAGACAAATGAGCCGCTTAGAAGAAATGCTTATTAGGCACGAAGCGAGCAAGACGCACGCTTATCGATGCTCTGCCGATAAGATAACGGTCGGAGTAGGGCGAAACATTGATCCCGATGGTGGGCTGGGTTTATCTCAAGATGAGATTACGTTCTTACTGCGCAATGACATCGAGCGCGTCAAGCAGGAGCTCACTGATAACTTTGAGTGGTTCAGTGATCTCGACTCTGTAAGAGCCGACGCAATGATCGATCTTTGTTTCAATATTGGCATTACATCTTTGCGCAAGTTCTCTAAGAGCTTGGCTTTGATGGAGTCGGGCGATTATATGCTCGCAGCAGATGAGTTTTTGGATAGCCGCTGGGCCGCACAAGTTGGCCGACGCAGCATCGAAATCACCGACATGATCCGAAGCGGAGAGTATCAAGATGCCGCTGCTTAGTTTGGTATTGCCGCCAGGCGTTCAGAAGAACGGTACAGCGCTACAGCAATCAAATACGTGGAGCGATAGCAACCTAGTGCGCTGGTACGAGGGTGCATTGCAGCCGGTCGGCGGTTGGCAAGCAAGAACGACCGTCGCATTAACTGGCGTATGTCGAGCCATCATTGCTTGGCTTGATAACTCTGGCAATAGAAGGACGGTGGCGGGTACACATAGCAAGCTGTTTTTCATAAACACCGATTCCACTTTGACAGACATAACGCCCGTCGGTTTTACGGCTGGCAGTGCGGACGCGGTGCAAAACCTTGGCTATGGCGGGCTCACCTGGAATAGTTTCTCGTGGAACACTCCCAGGCCAGACCGTGGAACATACACGCCAGCTACAACCTGGTCGCTCGATACATTTGGGGAGTTCTTAATCGGATGCTCGACAAGTGACGGCAAGATATATCAGTGGGCCAACAGCACATCTTCGGTGGCCGCGCTACTCAGTAACGCGCCAGTAAACAACACGGCTATCGTTGTAACCCCAGAGCGATTCGTTTTCGCGCTCGGTGCGGGTGGCGTGGGTAATAAAATAGCCTTCTCGGATCAAGAAGATACGAACACATGGACGCCGGCAGCAACTAACCAAGCCGGTAGTTTCACGCTAGCGACCAATGGAAACTTAGTCGCAGGGCGCAGGATGCGCGGTGAGACTTTGTTGCTGACTGATGTTGATGCTCACGTTGCCAGATTCCAGGGACCGCCATTTGTTTACGGCTTCACGCAAGTTGGTAGCGGGTGTGGTGTTGTCAGTGCGGGCTCGTGCGTTGTTGCAGATCAGGCCGCTTACTGGATGGGTCAGAACGGTTTCTTCGTTTACGACGGGAGAGTACAACCTCTACGCAGCGCGGTAGGTGATTTTATATTTGAAAACTTGAACGTGTCGCAACGAAGCAAGGTTGTGGGTGTGTTGAACTCACAATTCTCTGAGGTCGTTTGGTTTTATCCAAGTACGGGCTCGACAGAAAACGACAGTTATGTGAGCTACAACTACATGGAAGGTCATTGGCAAGTCGGCACGCTATCGCGTACAGCTGGATTCGATACCGGCACGTTTGTTTACCCAAACTATGTGGATGCGACTGGCATTATCTACGAGCACGAGGCGGGCTACGCGTACGACAGCGACACAGAAGTATTCGCAGAAAGCGGTCCGATACAGCTCGGTAATGGTGATCGAATGATGGTCGCCAAGTCTCTAATCCCTGATGAAAAAACGCAGGGCGATGTCACCGCTACATTTAAAACAAGGTTCTTCCCTAACGGAACTGAGAGCAGTTTCGGGCCATTCAACATGGCAAATCCAACAAGCGTTAGATTCCAGGGCCGTCAGGTGCAAATGCGCATAACTGGCAACACACCCACAAGTTGGAGGGTAGGAACGATGCGACTCGATGTAGTCGAAGGGGGGAGGCGATGAGGCTTCCGAACGCACCAGCGCAATATTCATCGGGCTATCAGTCTTTAGTTATTTTAGAGCTAGAGCAAGCTGACAATCTGAACCATAAAAAAAATCAAGATGTAGAAATAGGCAGCGCAAAGTTAATTTTGCGCAGCCCCAACGGTACGCGGTATCAGGTCGTGGTCAGCGATGCCGGTGCCTTGAGTGCGAGTGCGGTATGAGTCAACCAGTTCAGAAAACAGCTAAAGAGTTACTCACTCCGTTTCGATTTCTCATCGAGGCGGCGTTAGCTCATGCCGGTGGCACACATGATTATTTGGACATTGTGCAAGCCGTACAGGATTCAAAAATGTTTTTCTGGCCTGGCGAGAAAAGCTGCATCGTTACAGAGATTATCCAGTACCCAAAGAAAAGAGCTCTGCATGTGTTTTTAGCGGCGGGTGACTTGGAAGAGATTAAGGGCATGGAGCCCTCGTTAGTTGAGTTTGCAACCAGTCTCAAATGCGATGCGATCAGCCTGACTGGCCGCAATGGTTGGAAAAAAGCGCTTAACGGGATTGGCTACACGCCAGCCCATTTAACATTGGTGAAGGAATTATGAGTAAGTCAGCAAGCGGCGAAATAGTAGGAATAGATCAAGACGCGCTCGCTAATTTTTTGGGTGGCCTTGGGGGTGGAAATTCAAATCCAGCTGGTACGGCTAGTGGTTTAGACACAGCACAAGCAACTTTTACTCCAACGGAGGACGGTCGTTTTGCTGGAACGCTTAATGAGGGTCAGATTGCCAATCTGTTTGCGCAAGACCTAATGGATTACGACGATGATTACTTTTTTGACGCGACAGGGGTATTTGGTGATCCCGGTCTTTCCTACACTAAAGGCGTTTCGGAGGACGTTGTGGACGCCGTTGCTTCACAGAATCAGCAGAAGATTGCAGATCAACAAGCAATCGGCGCGACTCAAGCTAATTTCCAACCCAACACTATTGAAGAATTTTACGGCTCAGGCCAAACGATAACGCAACCAGATGCCGCATATTTTCAAGACTTTCCACTACCTGGGACATCTCTGGCGACGAATGTTGATTCTGGATCTACAGTGCCAATTTTCGACTTCCAGCCTCAAGATGGTGGCGCAGACACTAGCGCATTGATGCAAGGATTGACGGGTGTAGGCAATTTGCTTGGCATTGGTATCGGGTCAAAACTGATTGAGTCTTTATTGTCAGGTAATTTTGGCGGCGCTCCGATGTCCGATTCTGCCGGCGGTAATACAACCGGCGACCCAACGGCCCCAGGCCAAACACCCGGAGAGCCTGGAATGGGTGGCGAGACTGGTGGCGGCGCAGCAAACGCAGGGCAGTTTTATACGAAAGACGAAATAGACGCTTTGATGGGCCAGCCATTTGATACGAGCGGGTTTTTAACTTCGGATGATTTGACGGCAGCTTTACAGGGCTTCGATCCGATGGCTGGCTTCGACCCGACTGGCTTCGTAACGCAAGACGATTTTTCTACCGCGTTAGAAGGGTTCAATCCGATGGCTGGATTCGATACTTCTGGATTTGTAACTACTTCAGATCTAAATAACGCGCTTACAGGATTCAACCCTGGCATTGATACATCAAGTTTTGTGACTCAGGCAGATTTAGACGCAATGGCGTTTGATCCTTCTGGGCTGCAATCACAGATAGACGCGCTTTCGGCTGTACCAGCTGCCACGGCATTTGACCCGACTGGTCTGCAAGAAGATATCAACTCGCTACGACAGCAATTTGCTGGGCTTAACGCTGGCGTCGGTATGACAGCTGGGACCAATCAGATACCAATTTTTGACACACTTAACATTAGAGGCCGATAGAAATGAGCTTAGGTAAAAGCAATCAAGGATCTTCTCAGTCATTCGACCCAGAATTGAAAGGGCTTCTCACGTCCACGTTTAAGACGGGTCAGGCGCTTTCACAGACGCCTTATCAGCCATATAACTTTGCCACGGTTGCGCCACTAGCGCCGACACAGTTAGAAGGCATGAATGCAGCGGTCACAGCTGCGAGAGGGGATCTGGGTAGAACAGATCTAACCAGCGCGATAAACGCCACACGAGGCATCGCTCAGAGAGGGTTGGTAAACCCAGATGGAACAATCGCAAACGTTGGCACTGTAGCGTCTACAGATGTCACGGCAGATCCTAATATTTCGAGCTTATCAACCAGCTTCACGGCCCCGACTGCTAGCGCAA